ACCCTGTTCCTGCATGGCTTCACCTACTATATCGTAAGCTTGCACATCAGTCTGTGAGTTTAAATTGCCTAACATCCTTTGTCTTTCTACCTCTCCCCAAATCTTACTGTACATCCCATTAGACACATGGTCATGTATGGTTTGTACTGATTGAGGATTGGCTGCTATTGTTGCTCTACTCTGCTCATCCCATACATTGCCCAGTATTTCCATTGTAGTTGAATAGTGTTCAGACGTTTTTATATTGTCTAAAACCTCATCCAGTGCTAGTTCAGAGTCTGGGATTGTAAAATCATCAGCTTTGTAAGCATCTGCTTCTGGTAAGTCCATATAATCTGGATCAATATCAGAATCAGCTAATAATTTAGATATAGCACCTTTATCCCCTTTAGTCAAGGAGATGAGATAGTTCACTTTATCTTCATCAAGTAAGTCGTATTTGTCTAAAGTTTTTAGAAGTTTTAAGTGAGGCTTAAGCTTCTGCATCTTAAGGCTGTAATTAGCACCCATAGAAGCGAGATTTCGCAATTCCTCAACGGAGTTAAGCTTAAGCTCCTTACCATTGGCTTTGAGTGGGGCAAGTGTCTCTGCTCTGAAGTCTGTATTTTCCTCAGAAGTCTCGTCCTTTTCATTAGGCGAGTCCTGTACTTGTGTTTCTGTATTTGGTTCTTCTGTCTCAAGTTCATCCTTATCCTGGGATTGATCTTGTGACTTAATCTCCTCATCTTCAGAATCTCCATCATCAGGGTTAACACTAACTTCATCTTCATTACTATCCTTTACTTCTTCTAAGTTTAGCTCTACTTTAGGAGCTTCATCATCTGTAGTTTGGATAGACTTAAACTCAGAGTCATCTATATTCATTAAGTCATCATCAGACATCTCAGCATAGTTTGTATCAACCATTACATGTCTCCTTTAATCTCAGCTAGAGCTTCTTGGATAGCTGACTTATTCATTACAGCTGCATCTGCATTACGCTCTATACTGGATAGGTATGCACTAAAAGCTGATATAGCATATAAGTCATCAATGATCTTAGGTCTGTCACCTTGAGGTGATATAGCCAATAGAGAGGTTAGTCTCACACATTCTTCTTTAAAATATGAATCCATTACTAAAGATTGGAAACTCTTATTATCTTGAAGCTTCTTTAAGTCTTTAGCTTTCTCTATATCAAGATTGTAGATAGAGATCATTTCAAGAGCATTAGCTTCACTTAACATTGGAGTTTCTTCATTTTCATAGTCAGTCATAGTTTACTTTCCTTTAGGTTTAGGTTTGTTGGCTTCTTTAGCTTTAGCCTGATCAGACTTATTCTGTTCGATAGCCATTTTAGTATGCATGTCATTCTCTTGCTTTTCCAAGTCATGCTGATGGGTTAAAGATTGTTTCTCTATCTCTCTTGCTTGATTAACACCAGACTCTTGTTCTATGAAGTCTAAGTCCTTCTGATCTTTCTCAGAAGCAAACAAGGAAGCTTTAGCTCTTTCTACTTCTGCCTTGGCTATGTCTAGTTCACCATTAGCTGCATTCTCAGTAGCTTTAGCATTTTCATTAGCAATTTGAGCCTTCAGTAATTCTATCTCTAGTCTTTTTCTTTCTTCTTCTAGTGGATCAGGAGTAGGTTCAAACTCCTCTATCTTACGAGCTAGAGCTGGCATCTTTCTTAGCCTAGCTATTTCAGATCGAATCATTCTAACTTCACCTGGGTCTTGGCTCTGTGCAGATGTCTGTAGCATAAATGCTAACTCTTCTGCTTTAGCATTATCCTCTTCTGCTGTAGAGATTGTTAAAGCCAAATCAAAGTTACCAGCTAAATCTAATCTTCTTACTTTTACAAATTCTTTATGGGTTACCCTAACCACTTCCTCTTCTTCAAGGAACTCTTGATTCATGGCTATGATCTTATGACCCATCTCTACTATACCATCAGCTAATCCTCTTAGTATAGACAACTCTCGTTTAGATGCTGCATCTAAAGCCCCACGGACTCCTGTGGCTACTTTACCTAAAGAAGCACTGTTGATACCAGAGTTAAAGGATTTCACTCCTGTAAGGCTCTCAGCCTCTCTAGTTTGCATGTCTAGTATCTCTATAGCTGATCTTGGTATCTCAGGATACTTGTGCTCTATTATATCTGTTCTAGGATCTTTACCTGGGTTGTATTCGTAATCTTGGTAGTTGTCAAACTTACGCTTATTAATAAAGTCTAGTAAGTCTTTACTGGTTCCTCTTTGAGAGTTAGCACTTCTACCCATTAAATCTAGTGTACCTCTTAATACTGCACCTGCTGTACTTTGGTTTTCTCTTAGTAAAGCTGCATCAGGTTCACCATAGATTTGGTGTAGTACAGGCAAGTAGGTTCTCTTTATAAATGGTAGTTTCTTATCTGGAAAAGGATTCTCTTCCCTTCTTATGACAGTATCATTAACCCAAGTAACAACAATAGGAATAGTAATACCATCTCCATTAACATCCCAAAAACCCCAATACTCATAAGCAGTAAACTTCTGTCTAGCCTTATCAGTAAACTTGAAACCATCTCTATTCTGTAAATGAGCTTCATCTCCATTACTCATATTAGTAGCAGGGGACTCATTTCTAAGTGTATTGTCTACTGCATTGACTATGGCTATATCATTCATACCAGCTACGTCTTCATCTGTACCAAACTCATCTGAAGCTTCCTTAAACTTAATAGCATCTAAGTTATGGTATCTCCCATCTTTTTTAAGTTCTGAATACGAAGTTTGAAATGAGTAGACTATAAACTCTGCTTTGTCAATGTCTCCTCTACAAGAAGGATCAATTATGACTTGAGAGTTTTTACAAACTTCAACAGTAGGTTGATTCTTTACTGTAACCTCTTCTTTAATTTTATACTTGCCCTTAGGTACAGCTAATATAGGCTGCTGTTGTTCTTGACTCATTTGAACAGTGACAGCAACTTCTTCTTCTACTTCTTGTCTGAACATAATAGGGTCTTGTTGTGCCCAATCCATTAGTTCCTGTACTAGAGCAGCTTCTTGTTGATTCTGAGCTACTCTATAGATGTATTTGGTTTTCTCTATTTCCTTCATCTCTGTTTGGTAACACCAACCAGTTTTACAGATAACAGTACCTTCCATTACAACAGTACGGATATACTCAGACATAAACTTTACTTTACCAAGCTTAGTATTAAACTGATTATTCAATACTAACCCATTCTGCATAGCAGAGGCTTTATCCTCGGCTGTTACTGGGTTCACATTATAGATGTCCTCAGTAGAGAGGAATGGCTCCATAAGAGATGGTATACGCCATTCAGCTTGTTTTCTTATTAGTCTAGGTTGCACTGAAGAACGGTTGTTTCTAATCTTAGCAGCAGCTTTACCCCTTACATGATAGTAGTCTAACCATTCACTAATATTAGCCATAGCATAGTCATGGTTGCTCTGTGCATCTTCTAGGTTGATTTTTAAATCAACTAGTCTAGGAGGATTCTTCCAGCTATCAGATTTATCATCTTGACCCTCTAAAGCAACTTTCTGTTTAGACAAAGGTTGATTACTATTTGAGTGTTCTCTCTTATCTTTCTTGAATAGTTGTACAGGGTCTTTATTACCTTTCTGGTGTCCTTGTACATCGTCACTATTCTTGAAAGAAGAATTGTCATCTAACATTAGGGTGTCCTCATCTCTATGTCTAAGTGCTTAATAATGTCAGTGACACTAAATTGTGTAGGATTAGGTGTGTACATAGTCAACGTACCAGCAGTAGTAGTAGACAGTACTTCATTCATAAGCCAATAAGCTATTCTTAAGTCAATGTAGTTGGGAGTAGTCAATACTGTATTAGAATCTATAGGTACTACTGAAGGCAAATATACACAGCCTAAATCCAAGCTTAATTGCCTATAGACTTCTGTCAAATGTTGAGGGGAGTTTACAGGAGGACTCATTATGAACTTAGCATCTAAAGGCTTGGTCTTATTAATAGCTTCAGCCATTATAGGATACAAAGCATCTGCTGTACCATGAACAGAAGATTCAGTTAAACCTAATCTGAATATGAATATTTGGTTGCTACCATTATAGGATGTCCCTACTCCAGCTAGATCATTAGCAGTAGCTAATACCACTGGAGGTAGTAAAACATTAGTAGTAAACATACTACTAAAAGCATTCTTAAAATAAACATCCTTATCATAAATTACTATGTTAGTAATAATACCTGAATCTATTAATGCAGGAATTGGTGAGTTATCCCAATAAGGGTAGGTTGGATGATCTGATCTCCAACCACTAGCTTTAATAGTATGAATCCATCTACCAGATAAACTAGTACCATCTGTAGCATAGAACTCTGTTTCTGGGTCAGTTACTGGAACTGTAGCATCTACAAGTTTATAGATGTCCTCACAAGTATCCCCTTTAACATAGTCATCCTTAACCCAACCACTACCCTCTAATTTGACAGGATCAGCTATGCTGAAAGGATACAATCCCTCAGGGTGAAGATCCCCACTAGTAATTGGATTAAGGAAACCAGTAAGATCACAGTTATCAGTAAGGCAAGTGGATTCTTTAGCATACTGTAAGAAACATTCTGCTACATTACTCATTAATTTCTTATCAACATCTGTCTTTAGCTCTGCCATTAGTTTTTACCAAATGTAATATTGAAGGTGAAATTAGTAGGTAAACTGGCTTCTGTTACTGTTGTTGTTCCCACAGTAGCAGGGGCTACAGGATTTGCTACAGATACTACTTGATCTCTATAAATGTAAGCTACTAAAGAGCTACCTTCTATATTAACTGTAGTAGGCAATAAACTAAGGTCATTGATGTCTATAGCAGTCCCTACCAATTTAAAGTTAGACTGTTGTTGTAATACTGCAGGAAGGTTACTCGCTAATAGTATACTAGTAGGAGCTGCTGAAGGGTTGTTATAACTTATACTACCCCTTATTACTATTGTATCTGCTGAAACCAAATATTCAAATGGAGTAGCAGCATTGGCATTGTAAGCACCACCAACTAGTTTACTTGTCAATTCAACCCAGTTAGAAGCTACACCACTGGATATCAATGAATCTACAGTCACCCATTTAGAATTACCAACACTATTTGATGAGAGAACTTTAGTGCCATCATTCTTAGCTCCTGTAACATCCTTTATAGGGAGTTTAAAATCAATATACCCATCACTAGCAGTAACGGCTCCTACTTCTGCTTTAACTACTAAGGAACCTCCTACAGAGAGTACTAGCTCATTGTCATTGGATTGGTATTGTCCTGCTCCTTCACCTAAACCAGTAAACTTGCTTATAGTTCCTGTAGGAGCAGAGTTGTGTCCTACTGCTACTATATCAGTGAACTGGGACGCAGTAGTAGATGCTTGTCTACCTATGACTACACTATCAGTTAATGTCCCTGCTGAACCAGAACCAACCATAATTGAGTTAATATTGTGAACATTCTTACTCACAGAATCATTAGTAATATTAATAGGATTAATAGATGTATTTGATAAGACAATACCCTTAGAAGATATGTTAATAGAACGGTTCACTCTGATTACAGAGTCTTTACCGATGTTAATAACATTACTCGCCTCTAAGGTATTATCATTACCAATGTTGCAGGTATCACCTCCTTTAAGAATACTATTAGAACCTACTGAATTTGAACCACTACCAACTCCTGTGAGTTGCCTTATGGAACTTCCTTGACCAATACTAGTAGACTTAGTAGTTTTGACTACTGAACCATTACCAATAGTAGTAGAGCTACTTCCACTAGATTCTGCACTTACTCCTAAGCAAGTCGAACTAGCCCCTGAGTTACCAACTTGCTCTGCTGAGAGTATAGCGAAGTTATCAATATCCAAATAGCTGCCTGTAGTGACATCTACCCACTTACCTGATTGACCTGTAAATGTACTGGTTACTCCTGATCTAGTAGATGTGTCGTAATAAGCGTATGTAAGGATTCTACCTAAGCCAGTAGTAACATCTCTACGTTGACCTTCTTGAGCTGGTAAGGTTGCTAAATCACTAGGCTGAGCTACAGCTTCTCCGTACTCACCACCAGCTAAACCAGCTATCCATTGTGCTTCTGTAAGGTTGTTATTGGCTGGATCAAGAGCTACCCATACTGCATAAGCTGAGTCACCATCTACTCCATCTACCCCATTAGCACCATCAGCCCCAGCACTTCCTGTAGCACCAGTGGCTCCTGTTACACCATCATCCCCTTTGATTCCCTTACGATTGCCTATATTAATCCAGTTATTAAGACTTATGCTATATCTGAAAGCATTGCCTGTATCATTCACATAGAAAGCATCTGTCTCATTTGCATAGGGTAATGCAGGTAGCATAGAGCTTGTAGCAATAGCAGCTTGCCATACTACACCCACTCCATCCTGACCATCTAATCCATTAACACCTTGAGCTTGGATACCTGAATTAGTAACACCTAAGAACCAGTTACCTGTAGTAACATCGATGTGAGGTGTAATACCAGCTATGCCTTGTACTCCCTGCACCCCTTGAGCACCAGTATTACCTTGGTTTCCTTGGATACCAGTAGCACCTATTGCTCCTGTATTACCAGTTGCACCTTGAGAGCCTGTGGCTCCAGTTGCTCCAGTATTACCCGTCGCTCCAGTTGCACCTGTAGCTCCAGTAGCACCTTGGATAATAGCATTGTTATTGTTGATATAGTTGGCTACAGTCTGTATGGATACAGCATAGTCATCCAAAGTATCAATAGCACTTAGTTGATTGTATATGTCATTCAGAAGTGTAAGGTTGTTAGACACATGAACTACATGATCTAAAGCAGACCCTATATACTGCTGTAGGTACTTGGTAGGGTTATGTCCCCCTAATAATTGTGTACTCTGTATTGGCATTTGTATTCTCCTTAAATCCAACCATTCATAGTAAATTTACTGTTTCTATGGTTAGTCTTGTTTATAAGAGTACCATATTCTATTCTACTAACACTCTTTTCAAATTCTCTTGCAAAATTAACTCTAGTACCTTCAACTATCTGTTCATCTAATCCAGAATGGTATTTGGAATAGACATATAGTAATAATGCTTCTAACATTACAGGAGGTAGTAGTACTTCGTATTCTTCAGGGTCTATCCCTACTGAGGGTATATGCTCTGGTGAAGCTCTATAACCTATATTAAGGTATTGACCTAATTCTGGTGCTGGTATTGTCACAGTATCAAATGTAGGGGTATAGATCGCATACTGAGTCGTATCTTCATTCAGGTATAAGACAGTACCAATCTCATCCACAACATCTTCTATGAGTAGTATATCACCCTTAAATGGTTCCTCTGGAGAATCCATAATATACTTGTCAGGAGAACTTAAAGTAGAGTTTATTGCATACTTCTCTCTTAAAGGGTAATTGGTGATTAATGGATTAACTGCTATCAATACTCCTTTACGAACAACAGGGAACCTCTTATACAACTCTAATAAAGCCATATTAATATTAGGTATAAGCTTATGGTAATTCTCTGGTTCAATAGAGCCACAAGAACTAGTAGCAACATAATGTTGGGCTAGTTCACCTTGAGCAAGGTATTCAAATATGTTTGATAGTTTCATGTCAATTACTCTAAATGTAGTTACTCAAAGGAGACTCTTCTTCATAGTCAGTATCATTACTAGTATGTCCGTACATACCCCAAGGTTCAGGTGCAGTAGGTTTACTGGCTTGCCTATTCCCCATAACAGAAGGAGCTGAATAACTAGGTTTCCATGAGTTTAATAAAGCCAACATTGAGATAGTATCAATACAGTCATCATGTTTAGACTTGAACCCTTTAACAGTTGCTAGTTTAAGCTCATCCATGTACTCCATTAAAGGTTGAGTATCCTTAGCTTCTTTAGGGAAGTACATCTTACCAGCTTTAAACCAAGGTACTACAACATTAAATCTAGTCATCTTATCAGTAGTTGGTTGTACTCCTTCTTTAGTACCTGTCTTAGTTAAATTAAAGAAGATGTTCCTAACTAGCATTTCTTTCTTAACCCAAGTAAGGAATCCTCTCTGTTGTCCTGATACCTCTATACCAACTTCTTGAGGTTTATATCTGGAACACATTCTGAATAGATCATCTATGTTCTTATCCATTAATTGACGTTTAACAATAGCATCTACTAAAAACCAATCACCATTATTATTCAATGCCCATACTGAGATTACAGAGTAATCTGAAGCAGTAGTTTCATTAGTTGCAAAGTCTGTAGTGATATAGAAATTAAAGTTACTCCTAGCTCTTAATAGGTTGTCTACACTATACCAACCAATATCACCATCTGTTATAAGCCTATCTTCATCACTCATAATTCTAAGCATAAGTTCCTGGTTAAAAGAGTCTATTTGACCTAGAGCTAAAGCAGTATCATATTGCTCTTTAACATAGTCGTAGTTGAATCTGTCTTCCCAACTACCACTAAACTCTTCCTCAGTACAAGGAAACTTCTCACATACAGGGTACACGTTCACATGCCAAGCACCTGACTCTACTACCTTATACAATGGGTCACGAGAGTTGAAAGGAGTACCAGACCAGACTCGTTTAGATCTGGTACTGTGTAGGGCAAAGTTCACTGCTTTGTGTACAGTATCTTCTATGGCTGATATCACAGTGGCTGAGCGAGCATCTTCATCAGATACTAAGTCATCCATAATAGCCAAGGTAGGTCTTTTACCCATCTCCTTAGCACCGCGTACTCCAGTGTTATGTGTTCTAGTATAATCATCAGTAAGATATTTTCAATAGAAGTTATAGCAACATTAATAGATTTATTAAACTTCTCTCTATCTTTCTTACGAGGTAATTTAGCTGTGTTCATATTAAGCCATATACCAACCTTATAGCATCTTCTGTGGTTTCCTTTAGCTAATCTACCCTTAAAGAACTTTCCGTACCCTCCAAGGCTTCTCACTAATCGTAATAAACCATCACACAATGCTTTAGATGTTGACGAGAAGGTTACTTTTCCTTCGGGGGATACTGAACCATCCGTATCAATTAAACCTCTCACAAGCTCAATACGTTGTGATATAGCCCCATAAAAATAATCCTCTGGTATCCT